GCACAGGTTGGATGTGCTATCAAGAACGATTTTCTGACCCCCTTCCAGCGTCTTGAACGTAAACGTAGTGGCTTGCCATGGAAGGCATCTTTGAGGGCGCTAATGAGGCGTATAAGCATAGTTACGATAAATATCTATGCGATGTTAACTTTTCATCCAAGTTTGATAGTTATCAGGGAATATTTGGAGATTATTTAATGTTAAATCGTCAGTTTAAGAGATTACTTTTAGAGAGCGGGAATGTTTTCAAGCAGTTAGACTCTAAGGGTAAGGCTATCAAGGATGCTGATGGCAAGAACGTTATGACTACTCAGAGGATACAGCTTAAGGACATTGATCCTACTGTTTCTTTTCTGGAAGATCTAACTGGATTAAGTTTAAGAGACAACATGCTTGGTACTACAGGCAAGAAGGAATCAAGTGGAGATCTTGATCTTGCTGTTGATGAGTCTAAGATATCCAAGGAAGAACTTATTGCTAAGTTAAAGGATGCTGGTTTTAGGGATAAAGAAGACATTGCGATGTCTGGTACGAACGTCCATCTTAAGACACCGATTGGTGGAGACAAGGCGAACGGTTTTGTTCAGACGGACTTTATGTTTGGAGATCCGAAGTGGTTTGGATTTTCTATGCAGGGTGGTGGGATAGATTCGCCTTATCGTGGAACTCACAAGCATATTCTTTTAGCAAGCATTGCCAAAGGAACCAAGACTGAAGAGCGACCTGAAGGGATGAAGTGGTCATATCTAAGAGGTCTTTTAGACCGAGCAACAGACACAGAGATATCTAAAGATCCAGAAGAGATTGCTCATATTCTTCTTGGACCCGGTTACAGCAGTTCGGATCTTTCTAATGTGGAAACGATATCGGCAGCGATTAAGGATCGTCCAGACTTTGATGTTCTTGTATCTGATGCCAACGAAACTTTTGCTAAGGATAAATCTAGTCTTGTTCCTCCGGTTACACGCACAGGATTGATTCAGGAGGGTCTAGAAGTTCGTATACAGCATCCAGAGGACATGATTTACTGGGAAGGTTCTACGGGCGCACAAAAGGCTATAAACGCCCTTCTTGGTCTTGCAGAGAATGCCCCAACGACAACAACGGTTAAATGGGATGGTTCTCCAGCGATTGTATTTGGCATAGACATTAATGGTAAGTTTATTCTAACGGACAAGGGTGGATTTACGGTTAAGAGTTACAAGGGTCGTTCAGAGTCTCCAGAGGAACTTGAGCAGATGTTTTTATCTCGCCAAAACAAACCTGGAAAAACCTTGACACCAGAGTATGCTGGTTTTGCTGTTGGTATGAAAGGTGTTTTCGAACCGTTCCGTAGGGCTTTACAAGACGTTGAGCCGGGAACATTTTTCAAGGGTGATTTGCTTTATAGGAATCTACCGGAGACTGTGAAGGGTGATTACCAGTTTAAACCAAACGTTGTAACCTATCGTGTATCGACTGATTCCGAACTTGGTAAAAAGATTGGCCAAAGTACTGTTGGCGTTGTTCTTCATGGAATAATGAGAGAAGATGCTAGCGGTGTTATTCAAGATGAATCTTTGGATGACTTAACACAATATTTTCATGGAGACTTGTCTTTTGGAGGTTTGCTTGCTGGTGATTTGTTTATTTTCTCCCCTGTGTTTGTTAACAAGCCACCAAAGTTTGGTCTTGACATGATTGAGGAGGCTGAGAAGGTTCAAGCCAAAGTGGAGACTAGCGCAGGGGCAATAGACACTGTTTTGGATGAGGAAGTTTTAACAGCAAAGAAGATGAAAGATCTTCCTGATGTTTTATACTCATACACAAACTCCAAAGCAGATAGTTTTGATTCTGTGTCATTGAATGATTTTAAAGAGTGGGTAACTAACAGCCAAAAACTTTCTAAACAAAAGATTGGTAATGTACTCCAGTATATCTCAGAGCAGTCTTCTGGGTTCACAACACTTTTTGAGGTTGTGAAAGCTATAGAGTCTTTGAAAAACAAACTGGTTGTGCAGTTTGACGAACAAGACACGGCTGTCAAGGCATTTATTGGTGATGCTCCCGGTGGTGAAGGATATGTTACAAAGGGCAAAGATAGTCTTTTGAAGTTAGTTAATCGTGGTGGATTTACCGCAGCAAACCGTGCAGTGATAAGAGAGTCAGCTGAAGGTGCGAAGAAGATTGGGTTTTACCATGGTTCATTTAAACCATTTCATCGTGGTCACTATAAAAGCATTCTTGAGGCCAAACAAAAGGTAGACAAACTTTTTGTGATTGCTTCTAATTTAGATCGTGTTCGTGAAGGTGAGTTCCCTTTGAGTGGGCAAGCTTCCGAAGAATATCTTGAAAAATATATCAAGCCAGCTCTACAGGAAAATGGAATAGACTTGATTATTTCTTCCATGTCTCCTGTTAAGCTTGTATATGATATGGCCAAAGAGGACTATGATAATGACCCAAACGCCGAAGTTTTCTTTTTTGCTGGTGTTGAAGATATTCACAAATATAATACAAGGGATCTCCAGCGCAACTTTCCAAATCTTTCAGAAAGAGATGCAGTTCATGCTGTGCCAATAGAGATGGTTATGGGATCTACGGATGACCGTATATCAGGTACATTAATGAGGAAAGCTTTGGACACTGCTGATCTAGCAATGTTTAAATCGATGCTTCCAGATATCCCTTCAGTCCAACGTGATGTTGCAAAAATAATGGAGTTGTTTATCAAGGATAGCCCGAATGCTCTCCGAAGAGAAATAGAAAAAGATAAAGAGCGCAAAGAAAAAGAGAAAAACCAAAGGCAAGCAGCGGCTGTGGCTAGAAGAGCCCTCAGAGAAATGCTTTCTTTTTATATCCAAGGGCTTTTACTGGAAGCTAAAAAAAAGAAGAAGGTTGGTTTTCATGTTCCGAAGAAATATGAGCCAATGGTTCAAGCACTGAAGAAAAAGTTTGGAGATCCAACCGATATGGAGTCTGGACCAGCGAAAAAGAAATCTGGCGCATTGGTGTTTGGAACGGTTCAAAACATCATGAATAACAAGAAAAAATAAAGCACCGTATAGTTATAGTTTAGGCAAACACCGCCCAAGGAGATACCAATATGAAAATCACCGTTAGACAACTAAAGACTCTTATCCGTGAAGCTGCTGCCGAAGCAATGGACGAAATGGCCGATGCAGATGAAGGAATGCACGACATGAAAGAAACGCACGACGAAAAAGAAGCTATGGAAGAGCAACTTCAAGAGGCCGTTGCAGCAGCATTCCGTGCAGGTTATCGCCGTGGCCGTACTGCCCCAGCAACACGCACCAGCAAACGCTGAATCCAGTTTTTACATATCATAACTAACATATCATATAGCAGAGGAAGAAGCCAAAGGGATAAAACTCTTTGGCTTCTTCCGTTATTCAGCTTTGATTAGTCTGGATTTTACTTTAAGGTTTTTTCCATAACGTTCTAGTAGTTCTGGATCATTAGATAGATCAGCTACAGCACGAACATTTAGGTTACTATCATCGAAGAACTCTACATGAGGAAGTTCGTGGTTTATCATAGCTCGTTTGATCCAAGCAGCTTTTGAAGCTGGATTACTTGAGTTAAGTGTAATAACAGGTATATCGATATCAAAACTACGCAGGAAGTTACGTATGTTGGAGTTTGCATTAGTTCCACGAGCGGTTAATATCACTGCTGGAACACCTGCATCTTCACGCATTTTTTTAACAACAGTGGTTAGGATTTTAAAGGTGAAGTCGATTATTTTTGGTTCAACGACTTGAGCGAACTGTCCGTAGTCAAAATTATATTCCTTGTCGGGGTTTTGAGTTTTTACCTCATCAAACTTTGCATAGGCGGCAGCACTTATGTAATATTTTTCAGATTCTTCGCCAGAATCTTTATTAACTTCTGTAACGCCGACCTTGCTGTTTGTTTTAACAAGTGTATCGTCAAAGTCGAACACACGCAACGTTGGCATATTTGTTCTTCCAGAGACAATCCCAAGGCGCTCATCGTCCTTTAAAAGAGCTTCTCTAACTAAGAGCTTTAGCAGATATTTGAGACTTGTTGACATTGTTCCAGTTAACCTTACGACTACTTATTAAGTATGGCAACATTTATTACAACTCTAAAACCAACACCCTTTGGATTTTTCGATAAATACTCACTGTTTCAACAAGATGCAGACAATATTGTTGTTTATGTTTTACGTATGCTTGGTGAAGATATACTTGGCGTAGAGCTTACAAAGCCAATGATCTGGGGAGACTTAGAAGCAGCTACTCGTGAATTTAATGGTAAAATGATAGAGTACCAAAATACTTCAAATCTTGCCTCTTTGCTTGGTATGCCAACAGGCAGCTTAGATGCAAACAATGAAAACAACATCAACGTCACAGATATGTATGTCCAGCAAAATCTAGAGTTTTTAAAGAACCTATCTGCACCATATGCTGGAGTGGTTGGCTATAGCCAATCTGAACAAACATACATGGGATACATAGTCATGGAAGCAGGCAAGCAAGAATATGATTTATATTCTGATTTAGTGGATGCAAATGGGGTTTCTCTTTGGAGCCAACAAGCAACAGGGTCTGTTGGTAGTATGGAAGTTGTCGAAGTGTTCCATAGTGCTCCAGCACAGTACATGTTTAACAGCAACCTTGCTTCAAACTTTGTTGCAGCAGGTTTGCCTGTCGAGAGCTATATTCCAGATACACGTTTTTATGTTCTTCCACTGTTTGAAGATATTCTTAGAGCGGGCATGTTAGAAACTGCTCAACGTGTAAGACGTTCTCACTATAGCTACAAGATTTCTGGCCGTAGTATTAAGATCTATCCATCCCCAAACAATCTTGTCCCAGGTTATAACAACCGTGTTTGGATGCGTATCAGATATAACAAAACAGCTTTCCCTACCATCGCTGCAACCATTGTTAATCAGGGATCAGCTTATCATCCAACGGGTTCAGGTTCTCTTGGGTCATTTCAAGACGACAAGATCTATGGGGTTAATGGACCTTTTAACTCGCCCTTTGGTCCATTGAACTATAACTCCCTAAACATGTGGAGTCGGAACTGGATTGCTCAGTATACTCTTGCACTGTGTACGGAACAGTTGGGACGTATTCGTAGTAAGTTTAAAAGCTTGCCTATTCCCGGTGCTGAGTTATCCCTTAACGGTGAAGATCTTGTTACTCAGGGTCGTGAAGACAAAGAAAAACTAGCGACTTCACTAAAAGAAGCATTAGAAAACTTGACCTTTGACAAGATTGCAGAACGTGAAGCCGCAAAGGCTGAAAACATGGTAAAACAACTTGCATATATACCGATGCCCGCAAAATATGCGATATTTATTGCAAATTTTTGTATAATGCTTTGTATATAGTTATTTTTTAATATTTGATTGCAAAACGCCCCCTCTTGCTATATAAACCTTACAAGGATAAAAACCTATGAAAAATCTTATTAAAGAAGCTTTGAAAACAATAATCAAGCAAACGCTGTTAGCGGAAATGGACTTACAAGGAATGTTAAAGTTTTCAGATTTTGACGATAAAGTAAGAACCAGAATGTTGGGACAGATTAACTCAATCAAGGAAACTGACCCAAAAAAGTATGAAGAACTACAAAAAGAAATAGAAAAAAATGTGGTCGATCTTATTCTTTCAAGAATAGGTGGGGAAGCAGTACCGAATAAAACACCTCCACCCGCAGCAAGAAACAATGTCGCCCGAGCGAGACTGACACCCTACAAAGACTAGTATTGCTGTATAGGCAGTGGGCTACCCATTAGTATAGAAAGTTAGGATTATCCGCATGGCAAGATTATTCATCGGTCAACGTGAGATTGCAAGCACCAACCCTTGTGCGATTTATATGCAGGTTTGCTAAAAATAATCCCCCTCAAATGAGAAGTGCTCAATCCGTGCTCTTTGCAGAATGAGTTTAGACTTATAATCAGGGTGTATAAAACTCCCACCGGGGAAACGAGTGGATCAGCAGAGAGATCTTATGTTTTTGTATTGTGATTTTCTAAACCGGCACACTTACCTTTCCTGTTTTGTTTCATCTTTTCTATAGATTCTTGTTTGTGTTTCATCCCATAAGTCGGACTGAGTTGCCCTTTTTTTCCGAACAAAGGATGATTTTTACCGCTAAGTAGTCCTTTGTGAGATTCGGAAAGTTTTTGTCTGGTTTCTTCTGAGATCTTATGCCCAGTTTGAACTTCTCTTAGTTTTTGCTTAAGGGCTTTTCCTGCTTCAGTTTGGTAATATCTCTTTTTTGACTCGCTGATATTAACCTTATCTAGATCAGTAAAGTTATAGTTTCGGCCACCTGCTATAACGTTACAAACTTTACTAGCTCCATATACGAGCTTGTGCTCTTTTATGTGAAACTGCTCTCGTTCACATAACAATCTACCAGTTTCATATTCGTTTGCTGTCGCAGATATATCAACCACTTCAACAATAGAAAATTTCAAAAAATCAATATTACCAGTTTCTAGATAATACTTTTGTACCGAATGTTTGAGCTTTACATTCGTACCCGATTTTCTTTGTTTTTGTATCGGTTTCAAAAGATCGTACTTGTAATCTAACCATCTTTTCCGAAGAGGTCTTTTTGTTTGTCCAATATAAACTTTGCTGGATAATGTGTTTTCAATTTTATATATCACATTTTTTGTGCCGGAGTGCTGCTCACCACTATAACTGTAATCAAAATTCCAAGTTAACTCTTGTTGATCCTTCATGTCATTTTTACTTTCTTTGTCACCCCTATGTTGGGTCTATTGATAGATATTTATAGTGTTTTTATTTTACATCAAAATGCCTTGTTCGGAATATCGATTTAAAACCCAGCAAAACACTTGTAAACAGGGGTTTTGTAAAAGTGAAAGAGTATCATACTTATCCACATGGCAAGACTTTTTATCGGTCAACGTGAGGTAGAATTTATTAATGACATCACAAAAGAATTTTTAAAAGATGTTATTGGGCAGGTTATTCACTACTTTCCGATATCTTCGATTAAGAGCGACGTACATGTTGTGTATAACGAAGCTGTCAGGAAGATTTTTGAAAACCCTATACGCATTCCCGCTTTGGTTGGTCAGCCAGAATGGACCAGCAAGACAACAAACTTTGGGCCTGACATAGAAGGAAAAATCGAAGTTCTGCTTCAGTATCGTGACTTGCAGGATAAAAATATCGTTTTGAGCGAGGGAGATTTGTTTTCATACGACGACACGCTTTATGAGATTCTAACCTTTGTAAATGCTGGGAAGAATATATTTGGTATGGCCGAGTATTATACTTCTTGGAAGATAACAGGCCGCTCTGCTCGTTTGTCGCAAGCAGAGGTTGCCAATCTTCCTATCCCTAGATTGGCTCCAGATGACGTTCAAAAGGTTTTCGAGCAACAACGTGGGTTGCCAATCACAAGCACTGGTGAAGCAACTGGAGACATTCGTGAGATGAGAGTTCGTCTTGGTCATGTGATGGCACCAGTTGCCCTTGGCACAGGAGCTAAAAAGGTTGAACCAAACGTAAACGAACTTGGCGACACAATCGAAGGAGATAAAGCTAACTCTTTTAACAACGATCCATTACCTCCCAAAAAAGGTATTTACGACGATTAATATTGTTCTACTTATAAGGTATGACAACAAGATTAAACATACCTTTCATTGACGGCAAAGAACAGCTTCCAACAGGGTATGACACACAAGGGAATGATCCTTCAACATTTTATATACCGTCATGCGGCATAGAAGATGTTGATGTTGCTATGCATACCCTGTTTGATCAAGAAATACCTTTTAGACCTCATCAGTATGTTGGTGTAGGTTCTGGAAAAGAAATCAACTTTAAAAAACCAAATGTAGTTTTTGCTTCGGGTGAGCGGTTTGCTCTTGCCAAGCGTCTTAAGCCATTTCGTGATCGTAACGGGGTTCAAGTTCTTCCAGCTATATCAATCCGTAGAACAGGCATAGAGCAACAACATAACGATGTCTTCCAAGGAGAGATGGTTATCAAACGTCGTCTAGATGAGTCTGATCGTGACTATCAAAACTTAATCAATAGATATATGTTAAAAAACGTTGGCGCTGTTCCAGACACACTTAGGGATAGCAAAGGTGCTGATGCAAACCTCCCATCTATCAAAGAAGGCATGTTGCTAGATAACAAACCATCAAGCATTAGAGCGGGACACATTTATGAGATCATTGCTATTCCGTTCCCACAGTTTTATACATCGACTTACGAAGTTAGCTTTTGGACCAACTATGTTCAAGAGATGAACTACATGCTGGAAACAATGATGTCCAGCCAGATAGCTCCCGGCAAAGGTTTTTATCTTAAGACCGAGAAGGGTTATTGGTTTTCTGCTAACGTAGAATCAGCCCTTACTTCCCAAGATAACTTCGAAGACATAAGCGATGCTGAGAGATTGGTTAGGTATAGCTTTAACATTACAGTTAGAGGATACATTCTAGCTCACCAAGGGCCGGGACAGCGTGTTCCTTTTAAACGTTACCTATCATCTGTTAACGTGTCGTTTGAAACTTTTACCCAAGAAGGTGATGCTTTCGAGCAACCTGCAATCGATCAGTATAATGAAACAAAGTCTGATCCTACTGTTGATAACCGCTTTATTCTTTCAGACCTAGAACAGAATCCTATTACACAACAGAAGCCTACGTCGCAAGAGAAGATCATTTTTCGTAGAGAATACAGGGACTTTACAGGCCAAACACGTACCAAGTACGTCAAACAAATGGCCAACAACCAAAAAAATGGTGAAACAGTATATACTGCCTCTGATCAAGAAATGCTTATGCAGTTTTTTGCAGATAAAAAGTAGCGATATAGTCAAAAACAACCTAAGTATGGCAATCAGAAAATCTCTCTCTATTTATGCCGTAGACCTTACAGCCTGTAAAGCGAGGAAAACAACATGCCAGAAACAGTACTTAAAGCCCCAAACTATTTTGATCGTGAGTTTGATCTAACCGAGAGAACAATCCCAGTTGGTGGAGTTCCAGCAACCATTATTGGTGGAGCAGACAAAGGCCCAGCCTTTGTTCCAATCAGCCTTGGTAGCTATACCGATTTTCAAAACCGCTTTGGTCCTCTTGACCCACATCTTGTCGGAGCATATGCACTTCAAAAGTTTTTCGAATCAAAGGGTTCAGAAATAGCATCATGTAACTATATTCGTGTTCTTGGCTGTGGTGCCAACACAACCCCAGCTGATATCTCCAACACAGAGTCATATGGCATTGTAAGTAATGCTGGTATGAAAATAAGTGGCAGTGGTTCTCCAGTAACCAATGTCCTTTCTGGCGCTTTGTCTGGCCGTGTTCAGTTCCTTGTCGGCCAGCACTCACTTCCAACCAACGAAGCCTTTGGTTATCCAATGTTCTCTGAGAACACCAGCTATCCATCAGCTGGCAGTGATACCGTAAATCTTGTTCGTGCAGTTCTGTTCACAACACCAGACGCACGTTTCTTGGTGGCTAGCGGGTCCACTGGTGTCACGTATAATCCAGCACTCGTCATTGCTGGAACAAACAACTTCGAGGCTGCACAGGCGGGCGTAGACGGTGCAATGCAAGGTCAGTTTAAACTTATCTTGTCATCCTCTGTAAGCACTTTCGCAAAAGATGATAACCTGTTTGGTATCAGAATTTATTCGGCTTCACTTGACCCAAGCTCTAACCAATACATCGGCAAGATCCTTAACACAAACCCAGAAAACTTTGAAGAGAGAAAGCACGTGTTGTATCTACATTATCCAGTAGATGCAGAAGTTGCCGCACTAGCAACAAGTAACACTGCACCAACTGTCGCTGTTCTCTCTGGCTCATCTAACGTAGCTGCTGGAGCATATACCTTCGGTGACGTGTTCGGCATGTATAACACACGTTACGCTGCACCAAAAACACCATTCTTTATCTCGCAACCATTCGGTGATATCGAATATGATCTGTTTTATGTTGAGTCGCTAGATGATGGTGACTACGCAAATAATAAATACAAGTTCAGTATTCTTAACCTTGCTGCACCAACAAACCCATCAACCAAATATGGAACGTTCACACTGCAAGTAAGAGCGTTTGGTGATAGCGACATCGAAGCCCAAGTTCTTGAGTCGTTCAACAACCTGTCACTAGATCCCGATAGCTCAAACTATATTGTTAAAGTTATTGGTGACAAGAAAACACGATTTGAATTTGATCAACTAAATGAAATAGATCGTGGCCTTGCTATCTCTGGCAAGTACGGAGTCCGTTCGAAGTATATTCGTGTTGTTCCAAGCTCTCAGATGGACGCTGGGGAAGTTCCAGAAAAGGCATTGCCTTTTGGTTTCCGTGGCCATCAGATGTTGCTTACAAACACAGCACTTAGAGATCAAGTAAACCTAACAGCACTCAACCAGACCCGTATCACTGGTGTATCCTCCAGTGCAACTGGCGGCGGCGCACTGCTATCAGGCTCACTTGTGCCACCAGTGCCATTCCGTTTCACCGTAACAAGAAACAATCTAGCTACTTCAGGTGCTCCAGGTAATCCCGGTGATCAAACAACAACAGATGCACGGCTATTCTGGGGTGTCAAGTTTGAACGTAACGATAATGAAGTTCTAAACGT